GCGTTTGGTAACCTGACGTTTGGCGAATTGGAACGCAGGCTTGACAAAAAAGTTGTTGCCAAGTTGCGCGAAGGAGCGCTATCAGGTAAAAACTCGCTGGAGTTGCTTAACACGCTACCCACAATTGAGCGCAGCAAAGTGCTTAAAGTCTTGACCGACCCATCAACGTGGGGCGCAAGAGGTGCGGCTGCAACACGGGCTGCGGTGATGCCTGCTGCGCCGACTAACAACCTTGCGCCGCAGTCCGAAAACCAAAACGCTCTTGCTAGATAATTAGGAACACGATCATGCCTACTACGCTCATTCCCAATCCAGTAATGCAGTTTTTCGACGCCAACGGTAACCCGTTGGTGGGCGGCAAGCTGTTCACCTACGCTGCTGGCACGACCACCCCGCAGGCCACGTTCACTGACTACAACGGCACTACGGCCAACACCAACCCGGTGATCCTGAACAGTCGGGGCGAGGCGGCGATATGGTGCGGCGCTAACCGCTACTTCATGCTGCTCAAAGACGCTGACGATGTGGAGATATGGACCTCCGACAACGTGAACGGCCCCAACGGCCCTACGTTGGCCGTGCTGGCCGCATCGGACGGCGCTACGCTGATCGGCTACACACCCGCCGACACTGGCGTGGCGACCACTGTCAACGCCCGCCTTCAGCAGATCGACGGCACATCGCCCACGGCCGGATCGCTGGACGGCAACACCAAGGCACCCATCAACACGCTGCGCGACGCCACGGCTGTTGCAGGCGGCACCAGCGGCTACGTCAACCCCAACATTTGGGCACGCACCATCACAGGCGCGACTGAGACATCGTTTGAGTGGACGATTGTTGGCATCGTTGACAACTACGCTGCTGCTGGCGAGAACGTGGGCGTCTACGGCCAAGGCAACAAGCGCAGCACCGGCCCGACATGGGGCATTGTGTCTGAGGCGCGTGACTTCACCCAAGTCGCTAACCCAACGGCTGGCCTGATCGGTTTGGAAGTCGGTATCTTTGCCAACGGCACAGACACCAGTTTGAACCGGGTCGGCGTGGACATCTCCGTGGGCAAAGGCGTGTCAGGCGGCACGATCAACACCACGTCTTACGCTATCCGTATCGGCCCTACCAACAACGACCTGACACAAGGTCAAGTCACCAACGGCTTTACGTTGCAAGGCAACGCAACAGTTGGTGTGCAGATTTCCAGCTCGGGCACTTGGGGCATCCAATTTAGCGGCACATACGGCGTTGGTATTGACTTGGGTACAGCAACCAACAGCACGTCGGCGATCCGCATCAAGGATGGCGAGAACATGGCGTTTGACGCTTCGTCAGTTTACCGTTTGCGTCACTCTAGCTCGGGCGTAACTGGGCTTACCTACGCCGTCAGCGGTGTGGACAAACTGATCATCAGCGACGTGGGCGGCTTGGTGCTGGCCGAAACCATTGCATGGACCAACACCTACGCTTCGGCATCTGCAACTGCTGGCACCAACGGTGCGCCGCCTGCCCAAGTAGCGGGCTATTTGCAAGTTAACATTGCAGGCGTTAACGTCAAACTTCCTTACTACGGCGTATGATCACACTCGTTTTAACCCCTCAAGAACTGGCTGTCATCAACCGAGCGCTCATGCTTGCCCCCTACGGTGAGGTCGCGCCCGTTGTACAGTCAATCAACCAGCAGTTGCAGAAAGCAAAAGATGAGCACGATTGACGCAACAGACGCACGACTGTCCACCCACGAAGAAGTTTGCAGTATCCGCTACGAACAAATCAATGCTAGGCTTAAACGCATTGAAACCATCATGATCCAAACTGCTGGCGTGATGATTTTGTCAATGGCCGGGACAATCTTTTCAGCTATGTGGATGCTTAAATAAGAAAAGGAATTACATGAAACTGATCGCCACCATCCTCTGTACCCTGTCCCTGACAGGCTGCGCTACTGCTGAGTACCAAGCCTACGCTGACGCTCACAAGGCCCAAGCAGCGGCCCAGACAGCCCGGTATCAGGCTCTGGCTGAGATTGCCAAGCAAGGTGACACCACGGCCAAAGTCGCTGCGGTCATGTCTCTGCAAATGGGTGGTGGTCAACAGAACGCTCAAATTAACGCTCCAAAGTCTTGGGCTGATTACGCCATGCAGTGGACAGGGTTGTTGCTGCCGACTTTTGGTCAGGTCTACAGCGTCAACAAGCAAACCAGCTTGGGTATGCGCCAGTCTGACAACGCAACGGCGCTGGGTATCAGCACCAACGCTGCGTTCGTGGGTATTGCTTCAAAGATTCAAGCGCCAGCAGCCAACATAACCACCACTACAACGACCACAACAAACACCGACAGCACTCACGCTCCAACTGTTGTGACTCAGCCTGCGCCAATCGTGGTTACTCAGCCAGCTCCCTTGGTTGTACCAACTACCGTCAACAACATTACGCCAGCAGCGCCATGAAAGACTGGGCTGTTGCATTAATTGCAGCGGCCCTTCTGATCGGGCTGGCGTTGTGGTGCACCCGCGTTTTTATCTGGAGTTTTTATGGTTGACCTCACCAAAGCCATTGGAGCCGTTGCCGCAAGTGTCGCTGCATTGGGTGGCAGTTACACGCTGGCCGACAAGTTCGGTTGGTTTGACCGAGCCATTATTGAATGGTCGCCAGAGAATTTCAAGATCGTGGCAGAAGCTGGACAGCCTATCAATGTAACCGTTGCGCGGATCAAGAAGCGTGACGACTGCTCTGTTGAGAGCTTTACCCCAAGCATCCGTGATGCAGCGGGCATGGTGCATGAGGCCACAACCACAGCAAGCAAGTTCAGCGGACCCGCAGGGCCAGAGATCGACACGTTCACATACCAACTCACTATGGTGAGAAAAGAAAAAATTGCCAGCGGCAAGGCAACTCTGCTGGCAACCATCAAGTACAAATGTCCTGAAGGGGAGCGCGTTGTGCAGTATCCCCGCCACACCAACCTCAGTTTTGAATTGAAAGGGTAAATGATATGGATTGGCTTAAACAAATCGCACCGACTATCGCTACCGCGCTGGGTGGCCCCCTGGCGGGCATGGCCGTGTCGGCCATCTCCAAAGCCATCGGGGTTGAGCCTGACCAAGTTCAGGACATGATCAGCAATAACAAACTGACAGCCGAGCAGATCGCCCAGATCAAGATTGCTGAAATCGAATTGCAAAAGCAGGGGCAAGAGCTTGGCCTTAACTTTGAGAAGCTAGCGGTCGAAAACACCAAAGATGCCCGCGACATGCAAAAGCAAACACGCTCAATCGTGCCTGCCTTGCTCACAGGCATCACGGTCATAGGCTTCTTTACCCTGTTGATTGGCGCGGCTGCCAACGTGTTTACGCTGGCCGGGTCCGATGTGCTCATGCTGCTGCTGGGTGTGCTGGCCCGTGAAACGGCATCCGTCTACAACTTCTGGCTGGGCAGCAGTGACGGCAGCCGTCAAAAAACCGAAATTATGAGAGGCAGCAAATGAAAGACAATTTTGCAGAGGCACTTGAGCGCGTCCTCAAGCACGAAGGAGGATACGTTTTTCACAAAAATGACCCCGGCGGTCGGACTAACCTTGGCGTAACTCAAAAGGTGTGGGAAGAATGGGTCGGTCATGAAGTGGACGAAAAGACCATGCGTGAGCTGACGCCTGCTCAAGTGGGGCCGATGTACAGGGCCAAGTACTGGGACAAAATCAAGGGCGACGATCTGCCCGACGGCGTGGACTACGTTGTGTTCGACGCTGCGGTCAACAGTGGCCCAGGCCGTGCCGCCAAGTGGCTCCAAGCCTGCGTGGGCGTCGAGCCTGACGGTGGTATTGGCCCCAAGACGCTGGCGGCGGTAGCAGCGTTCAAGGGCGATCTGGTGGACGACTACAGCAAGCGCCGCCTGTCCTTTCTTATGGACTTGCCCCACTGGCCGACTTTTAGCAAAGGCTGGAGTCGGCGAGTGGCCGAGGTGCGGTCAGACGCCGCCACGTTCCACGATGTCGTAAAACCAGTCGTCCCCAGCGCTCCACTTGCGTGATCCGTCAACGGTGTAAAAGTCCTTGGCCGCTTGAAAGTCAGGAAACTTTACCTCGGCGGGAATCAGGCTCTGGTCGTACCACAGGCAGCGGTTGTTGGGCTGCGTAGCAAACTGACCATTGTCCAGCCGGATGAAGTTGAACGACTTGTGCTCCTCGGCTTGCTCGGTAAACCCCGTGTCGGCGTCCATACCGTCGGCGCAGAAGTCCACCGTGAACAGGTACTTGCCGTGGTGCCACTGCTTGTCTTTGCTCAAGAACTTGACGCCCAAGTTGCGTAGGCCGATCTTCTCGCACACCGTAAAACGGTAACCCATGCAGTCCCACAGTTGCAAGGCGTCGATGGCCAGGTTGCCGTGGTCTTTACGCCAAACGTAAGCGTGCAAGGGCAGTTTGTCGTACAGAGCGCCGTAATTGGGCAGCAACGACTCAATGCGGAATACTTGGCCGCGCAGCGCTTTGATGCTGACCCAGATCGCTGGCTCCAACTCCCCGTGGCCCTTGGCGTGGTTGTACAGGAACTCGCGGCGCACAAAGCACTTGAGTGGTGGCAGGCTTGCGATGATGTAGCTCATTTGCCCCTCCCGAGCATAAATTCCCGGCAATCGTTCCAGCCCTCTCTGTACTCAGGGCTTTCGCTGTTGTCGGTGATTGCATCAGGGACTGCTGGCTGTGCTGCGGGTGGGTTAAGCATGGCCTCGACCTTGGCGGTCTGGTGACGCTCACAGTAGACAGACACGGTGTTGTCTTTGTCAATGGCGAGATCAGCCACAACCATTTCATGACCCCATGAAGTTTTGACGGGGGCTTGATGCCACTTCCACACCACAGGCTCATCCTTCGCTTCTAGTGCAACTTTAATGGCGGTGATGGCATCTCGGCATTGAACAACCTCGTACAAGCCGCCTGAGATAAACGCATCCAACACCTTGGGAGAATCATCTAAAACGCCCTCCAACGCCTCCAGCGCCAGCTTCAATGCTTCGTCTTTAGTCATAGCAACTCCTCAATGTCATCAGGCCCAACATCAACACGATGAAGGCCACCACGA